AGCTGAGCCTTCATCCGCAAGCAGGATCGGGCGCTCCGCGAGCGGATGAAGGCTCAGCTGCCAAGCCACGCGGACGTCGTGGCGGTGGTGTCCGTGCTGATGCGCCAGATGGCCGAAGTCCGGACGGCGCTCAAGCAGAAGGGCTTGCTGGAGGAGCGGACGGACACGGGGCTGATTAAGGTATGAAAACGCTGCCAACTACTGCCGAACAGAAGTCGCTTGTCGAGCTCGCCCGCGACCAGGGTTTCGACGTTCTCAAGTTCCTCCAGGCCGTGATGGATAACGCCTGGCAGGCACTCGGCGAGCCGAAGCCCATTCCTCTGAGCCTGCGGATCGCCGCAGCAGACCTGCTGCGCAAGTACGCTGCGCTGCCGGCGAACGTCAATCTGGAGCTGGACGTGCGGAAGATCCTGGTCTACGAGGGCGACAAGAACGTTACGCCGCTCCCACCGGGTCGGCGGCCGGATGACATGCAGCCGCTGCTTCTGGACACTGGCACGGCTGCGCCGTATCCTCGGCCTCGGCCCTCGACGACCAACGATGCCCCCTAGGGTTGAACGGGTCGAGCTTCGGTACTTCGGGAAGAAGTCGGGCTCGATCAACGCGAAGCAGTGGGCGGCCCACCAGGCCGTGACCCAGGACGTCCACACGGTCGGTATCGAGGGCGCCGGCGGGTCGGGCAAGACCTACTGGCTCATCAACGAGACGCTGGACCTGTGCCTGCGATTCCCCGGCTGCATGGTGATTCTCTCTCGCTGGACGCAGGACTCGCTGGATGCCGTCCTCCGGCCGCTGTTCTACAAGGTCATCCGGGAGGACTATGACGAGGAGATCCTGGCGACTCAGCTGCCGCATAAGGGCTGGATCGCCGCTGAGGAGCGGCAGATCCTCGCCAACAACAGCTCGGTCTACCTGCGCGCTCTGAAGAGCGGCGACGACAACAACCGCTATGCCAAGTTTGACGGCCTGACCTTGGGGGCCGTGGCAATCAGCCAGGCGGAGGAAGTGCCGAAAGACATCTTTCAGCGACTCCGCGTCCGCCTCCGGCAACCGGGCGTCCCCCATCACTTCCTCTTCGAGATGAACCCGGTCCATGAGGACCACCACATCTATCGAGAGTTCAAGGCTCCTGACCCGTCCCGGCGGCTGCTAGTCAGCTCCACCTACGACAACGAAGCCAACCTTCCTCCGGACTTCATCCGCAACTTGGAGCGCGACTACCCGCCGGGGCACCCGCTTCGCCGGCGGATGCTCTTCGGCGAGCGCGGGCTGTCCGCGCGCGGCGACCCCGTCGTCGGCGAGCTGTTCAACCACCGGCTCCACATCCAGGAGGTCGAGTACGACCCCGGCCTCCCGCTGATCCTCTCCTACGACCCCGGCGCCCGTCACCCGGCGGTCTCCTGGGCACAGATCACGCTGGACGGCCAGCTCCGCGTGCTGGACTGCTACCTCGGCACGGACACCTATGCCGACGAGTTCTTCCAGCGCGTCTTCCAGCAGCAGGCTGAGACGTTCGGCGAGGTCGTGGAGCTGTACGCGTGCGGCGACCGAGCGATGGAGCAGCACAAGGGGAGCTCGAAGAAGACCGAGTTCGACATCTTCAAGCAGTGGCTGAAGCCTTGGGGGGTGTCGCCCAAGGTCGGCGTGGTCGCAGACAAAGCGTTCCTCGTTCAGCAGTTCCTGAGCTACTTCACCCGGCTGGTCCGGGGGCAGCCGGCGATCGTCTTCCACCCCCGCTGTGCCTACCTGATCGAGGCGATGGAGGGCGGCTGGGTCTGGGACGAGCCTACCGAGGCCCGCCCGACGCCCAAGCTGCCCAAGCAGGATGGGTATTACGATCACGGCGTCGACACGCTGCTGTACATCAAGCAGCACTTCGGGCCGGGCATCCGGCAGCCTCGGAAGGCCCATGACCCCGACGCTCCTCCGCGCCAGCCGAAGCGGAAGCGCACGACGGCCGCGGGGTATTAGGTGCCCTTGACATGGCTTGCAAGCCTCTGATAGGATAGGAACACATGTTCGCCAACCCGCTTGCAATTCGACCCCTAGGGAATAGGGTTCTGGTTCAGGTGCTGCAGGAGGAGCTCCAGCGCCGCTCCGGGCTTGTCATCCCGAGCAACGTGAAGCACCCCTCCTGCCAAGGGCTCATCGTGGCCGCAGCGCCGGGAGTATGCGACTTGATGCCAGGAGACGTCGTGCTGTTCGACTCGTATCAGGAGAACCAGATCTTTCCCGATCCGGCGGACCCCACGGATGAGTACCTGCTGATAGAGGCGGACTCAATCATGCTTGTTCTAGAAGACGATCCCTACGAGCACCTGCCTAAGCTCAAGCCTGGGCAGGAGCCGGAGGATCTCCCAACAGGCGAGGAGAGGATCATTTGATGGAAGAGCTCGCGTACCAGGCGATCGGAGAGCTGTACGTCGCGAACCTGATCCTGCAGCGCCATCTGCGCGAGCAGGCGGAGCGCGCCGAGAAGTTGCAAGCGGAACTCGACGAGAGTAAGGCGGCCGGAAAGGCTGCCGGAGAGGAGACACCTTCATGAAGATCAAGCCCGTGGCTATCGTGCTTGCCGTGCTCGGCTTCGTCGCCGGCGGGTATGTGCAGGGGTACTTCGGCCTGCAGGGGTACGGCATCATCTCGCTCGCACTCGCCGCTGCCGGATTTGCGGCTGGGCAGTATTTCATTAAGTAGCCCACGCCTCGGAGGTCACAATGAGCGTTCTTCCTCCCCCGGCTGAGCAGCCAGCCGCGCCCGCGCCTATAAGCTTCGACGCGCCGCAGTCGGCGCCGCCGGAGCAGCCTGTCTTTGCGATCGTGCTTGAACAGTCCGATCGCGAGGATCTGGCGCGCGCATACTCGAACGAAATCGAGCGATCGCTTCGTGTCCGCAGGCTCGGCTCCACCGCCAGCAAGGGGCTGGAGCAGGACCTGCAGGACTACTGGGAGCGCTACGAGCTGATCCCGCCGGACCGCGAGCTCCCCTTTGAGGGCGCCGCGAACTACCGCGTCCCCTTGACGAAGTGGGTCATCGACTCCATCCACGGCCGCGCCTACGCCGGCTTGTCTTCCGTGCGGCCGACTTACAAGGTCGAGCCGATGGAGCCGGATGACAGTGCCCACGCCGCACGGATTGAAGAGTTCCTGGACTACGTCTTTGAGCAGGAGCTCAACTACGCGGAGTGGCTCGACGACGCGCTCCTGAACGGCCTGGTCGAGGGCACGGCTGTCGGCGTCCTGAACTGGGATGTCAAGACGGAACATCGGCTCCAGGAGGACATTCAAGAGATCCAGGAGCCTGTGCCGGACGAGTCGGGGCAGCCCATGCTCGATCCCTATGGGCAGCCCATCATGAAGCGCACGACAAAGAGCCGTATCGTCGAGCGCGAGGATGTGTCTTACGAGGGGCCGCGGCTGGACCTCGTGCCGCTGCTGGACTTCCTGGTCGCCGACTGGCGCCGGAAGAACCTGGCGGAGCAGCCTTGGATGGGGCATCGCACCCGGCTGTACGCGCCGGAACTGTCGGCGCTCCGGGGCCAGGAAGGCTATATCGACGAGGAGATCGACGCGGTCCTGTCTAGCACGGGGAACCAGGCGACGGAGTCCGTCCTCACGGCGCAGCAGGCCGGCGAGGAGAAGCGGACTGGCGTCGTGGAGTCCAGCCAGCCGTCATCGCTCAAGATGCTCCAGTGGTATGAGATCTGGAGCCTCCTGGGGTGGTACGACTGGGACCGGGACGGGCAGCCCGAGCGCGTGGTCATGGAAATCGCCATGCCGCAGCGCCGGCTGATCCGGCTCATCAAGTACCCCTACCTGCATAACCGCCCCAACTACATCGTCCTTCGCATCCTCCCTCGGACATCGCACTTCCTCGGCCGCAGCCTGGCCGCGGACATGCGGATGACCCAGGACGAGACAGACGCCACGCACAACCAGCGGACGGATGCGACGGCGGTGTCCATCGCGGCTCTCTTCACGTTCCTGGTCGGCGAGGGGGCCAGTCTTGACCTGGAGCGGGACAAGATTCAGCTCGGGCGGCCGATCAAGGTCGAGGGCGACGTCAACCAGATCCAGTCGCTCGCACGCGCCTTCCGGGGCGTGCAAGTCCCCGGCGCCGAGCTGGAGAACTTGCTCCTGAGCTTCGCCGAGCGCCTGAGCGGCATCAGCGATGCGCAGACCGGGCGGACCACCACGAGTCGGACGACCGCGTTCGAGATCGGCGCGGTGATCCAGGAGGGCAACGTCCGCTTCAAGCGGTACATCGAGCGGTGTGAGGTCGCGCTGAAGGAGCTGGCCTATCAGGTCATCGGCCTGTACCAGCAGCACGCCGACCGCGCGATGCCTAAGGTCGTGAAGGTGCTGAACGACCCCGACAACCCGTTCCGGACGGTCGAGGCGAACGAGATCGCCGGACGGTTCAACTACCGCGTGCATGGCGCCGCGATTGCCAGCAACCAGGACCTCGACGCCCGCAAGATGCTAGAGCTGCTGGAGCTGGTGGAGAAGAGCGCCGTTCTGCAAGCCTTCATTAAGATCAACCCACTTAACGGCTGGAACCTGGCAAAGATGGTCCTGGACAAGCTGGGAAGCGGCGACATCCCCGTCACGGACATCATCGGCACGAAGGAACAGCTGCAAGCGTACCTTCAGGCCCAGGCCGCTACGGCGGCTGGCAGGCCAGAGCCGGGCGGCAGCGACCCTAGAGTCGAGCAGACCGTCCAGAGTATCCAGACTGGGCGTCCCATCCCCCCTGCCCCGGCCGAAGTAGCTCCTCAGGTGGGCTAGGGTGGCCTTGACAAGGGAACAATTGTTCGATACGATGGGGCCACTGCAAGACCTCATCGCCTCACCTGGCTGGACGGTCTTCGCACGGGAGCTCCAGGCCCGAAGGACTCGCCACCTACTCAACCTGACAATCGAGTCTGCGACGGGCGACCTGGCTGCCGTGCGAAGCTTGCAAGCCAAAATCACTGAGATCGACATCCTGCTTAAGTGGCCCGAGCAGGAGATCGAGAAAGGACGGCGGGTCGCACTCGCACGCGCCAGCGTATCGGCGCAAGGAGACTGATTCATGCCTGAAGAGCTTTCGGTCGCCGCCCCCGTAGTGGCGGATCAGGCAAGCTTGGTTCCCGCACCCGCAACTGCACCAGTCGTCGCCGGCGACGCACAGCCGGGGGACGGGAAGCCAAAAGGACAACCGCTGTCGCCAGAGGTGCACGCGGCAGTGACTGAAGAGCGGGCGCGCTCTGCGCGTTACCGCGGCGCCCTGGAACAGCTCGTCGTCATGGACGAGCAGGGCGAGATCGTCGGGCTCCGGCCCGAAGTCGTGGAGCATGTCCGGACGCAGATTGCTGCGGCCCCGGCGGCCCCGACGTCAGACCCCGAGGTGGCCTACCGCGCTCGGATCGGCGAATGGGCGACGAAGCTCGGCTTCCTCCCCGAACAGGTGGAGGGGGTTGTGACGCTCGCAGAAGCCATCGCGCGTAACATCGTCTCGCAAGAGACGGAGCCGATGGTGTCCGCCAACATCGAGTCGATGAAGGCGGGTCTGATCGCCTCCGACGTGGTGCCGAAAGAGGCCGCGACGTTCGTCGCGAAGTGGGTTGATCGAGCCCGGACGATGAACGCGCGCGCACTTCTGACCCCTCAGGGGCGTGAGACGGTGCTTCGCCAGGCCATCGGAGAGTATTACATCCAGAAGGCTCGTGGCGGGGGTCGGGCGCCTGCAGGGGTTCCGACTCCGGCGATGCTTCGGCCGTCTCCTGGCGCACAGCCAGGCGCACAGCCGACAGCGGACGAGGCGGCAATCCGAGCGAAGCTCGGCCTGACGCCAGCATACACCGCGAACACGCCAAGGGAGGAAGTGCTATGACCAAGCCTCGGGTTCAAGCAATCGACGTTTCCACCCGCTCAGAGCGGGATGTTCTGAAGACGCCGCAGCGTCCAGGCTTTGCTCGGCGCCTCGTGAAGAACGACCCGATCCGCATCGAAGAGATGGAAGAGCTAGGCTACCGGGTCGTGCAGAAGGAGGACGGCGGGCCGTTCGTCCGACGCGAGTTCGTTGTCATGGAGACGCCACAAGATCTCCACGATGCGCGTCAGGCCGCAAAGGTCGCCGAAGTCCGACGTCAGCGCGAGGCGCTCAGCCGGTCCGTCCGGCGCGACCTAGAAGGGGTCACGCAGAAGGACGAGTTCCGGGGCAAGACCGGGATCATCGGCGGCGTGTCAATCGAGGGCGGCGGCTCATAACCGCTGCTCATCACCTGACAATGAGGAACGGAGGGGGGGCATAGGCCCCCTTTTCCTCTCCAGGAGGTTCTACAGTGGCTACAATCGCTAAGGCACAGATCGAAATCATCGACCCCAAGGACGGGGAGTTCCGCACCTACCCCGAGGCCGCGTCCGCCACGTTCAAGCGTGGCGAGCTCGTGACGCTGTCTTCAGGCAAGGTCGCGGCGCTGTCCGGGACCGACCCGACCGCCGAGACGATCCTAGGGATCGCAGTGGCCGACGCCAGCGGCGTGACTGACGCCGACGCGGTCATCTTCGTCCCGACGCCCGACTCGCTCTTCGTCGGCAACCTGGGCGTGTCCCAGGTTACGGCGGCGACCGACCGCGGCGCGCTCTACGGGCTCGTCGAGGCCTCTGACCTCGTGCATGTCGACCAGTCTGACACGACCAACACCCGTGTTGTCGTGGTGGACCTGGACCGGCGTGACAAGGTTGGCGACACGAACGGGCGCGTGATCTTCAAGTTCATGGCCGCCTCGCTCGACCTGAGCGCGTAACGAGCCAGATCCCAGGAGGTAACGTACTGTGGCTATGACCCGAGCCGCGTTTGCGAACTACTTCATCCGCGGCCTGAAGGAAGTCTTCAACACCAGCTACAAGGAGCTTCCCTCGGTGTACGACCGAGTCTTCAACGTGCTGCGGTCGGACAAGAACTACGAGGAAATGCTCGGCATGGTCGGGTTCGGCTACCTGGCGCAGACTGGTGAGCTGGAGACAACCACGCTCCAGGACGCGCTGGAAGGCTTCAAGACCCGCTTCACCCACCTTAAGTACGCGTTGGGCTACCAGCTCTCACAGGAGCTCATCGACGACGACATGTACGGCATGGTCCGAGAGTTCCCGTCCGGGCTAGCGCGCTCCGCGCGAGCCACGATGGAGAAGATCTCGGCCGACGTCTTCAACCTCGGCTTCTCCGGGGGCGCGCCTCTTGCTGACGGGCAGCAGCTCTTCAGCACCGCTCACCCGCTGAAGCGCGGCGGGACCGGATCGAACAAGGCGGCGACCTCAGCCGACCTGGGGATCAGCTCGCTGCGGCAGGGGGTCATCGACCTGCGGAAAGTCACCGACGACTCCGCTATCCCGATCGCCGGCTCGCAGGAGATCAACCTGCTCGTCAGCCCCGAGGGTGAGTTCGACGCGGCTGAGATCATCAAGTCCGTCGAGCGGCCTGACACGGCCAACCGCGCGATCAACGCGCTGGCCCAGCTGCGGCGTTGGAACCTCATCGTGTGGGACTACCTCACCGATGCGGACGCCTTCTTCCTCGGCTACCCGAAGGGCCAGCACAAGCTGGTCTGCTTCATCCGCAAGGACATTGCCCAGGAAGCCGACCAGGACGTCATCAACGACTCCTGGAAGCACGTCGTTCGCTACCGGAAGTCTCTCGGTGCGGCCGACTGGCGCGGCTGGTGGGGCAACCCTGGCATCTAGTCCGCACCTTGCAAGTGTCGCTGGGGGCCTGACTCTGCAACTGAGCTAGGCCCCCGGCGTGCAAGACACTCGGGCGACACAGAGAGCTTCGGCGCCTCGCTCGCCCCAATCGGTGAACTGAAATGGGAGCAACGTTTCACAGTGGCCCTGTGTACGGGGCCTACGCGAACCTGTTTTCGGTTAGCAAGGAGAACATCGCCGCCTCAGCGTCAGCACTAGAGATCCTCCAGATCGACATCCCGGCCGACGAGGACTGGATCATCATGAAGGTCCAGGCGTACTGCGACGTGCAGGGCAACGCCGGCGATGTGGACGTGGAAGACGACGGAGTCAGCATCCTGAGCGCCGACGCTGTGCTTGTCTCGGACGGCGTCGTTGTCGCCGCGGTCGTTGCGACCGGCGGCGAGAAGGGCGCGCTCGTCGCGGGTGGTTCCGTGCTGACGGTCGATGTCGACAACGGTATCACGACCGCCATCGAAGACCTCACGGTCAACGCATGGGGCTTCATCCGCAAGAAGAACCCAACCCCGAGTGACGTGTAGGAGTGGGCTTAAATGGCTAACTCCATTAAGAACAACGTCATCTTCGTCGACACGACGGGCGTCGTCTTCACCGGCGGCGCCCGCGTGATCGCCGTCGCCGTGAAAGCTGCGGCGGCAGCCTCCAGCGTGATCCTGCGGGATGACGCCGCGGGCACTGGACAGAAGCTCATCAGCGTCGGCGACGTCGCGATCAACGGGTTCGACGGCATCGTCACGAAAGCGATCTTCAAGGACGTCATCCACGCTACGATCGCTGGTGCCGGCGCAGAAGCGTACATCTACATCGAATGACACTCAAGGGGGTATCTGCTAAGACGCCCCTTCCCGAGGTCCGGCCCGTGACAACCCTGCCGAACTCTAGCTGGTGGCTCCGGTTCACCGCGCGAGTTCGGCATTTCCTTGAGGACTCGCAAGTCGTCGCACCGCGGCGCGGCCGGCAAGAGGTGTGGCGCGCCCAGGACCGCGGCGAGCTAGTTCCGCCCCAAGTCGATCTCGGGATGCAGGGCAGCACAATCGTTGCGACGGCCCGCCCGAGGGCTTCGATGGTCCTTCGAGTCTATCGAGAAGCCACGAAGACCTGGGAGGCGCCGATCGTCGTCGACTCTGTCGACATCCGCCCCATTAACAAGGAGTAACTCATGGCGACAATCTACACGCAGGCCGGCGAAGAGCTGGTCGTTGACCTTATCGACGACACCGCCAGCGGCGCGGCGACGCACTACATCGGCTGGGGCACGGGCGCAGGCACGGCCGCCAAGGGCGACACGACCCTCTTCACAGAGGCGTCCGAGACCCGCGTGGCCGCGACCAAGTCGCAGCCGGCGGTTGACAAGAACCAGTGGCTCGGCACGCTGACCGCTGACGCCGCGAAGACCATCACCAACGGGGGCGTGCTCAGCGCTCTGACGGTCGGGACGCTGATTGTTCATGGCGACTTCGCTGGTGTCGCGCTGTTGCTGGGCGACAAGATCGAGTTCACCGTCACGCTGGAGCAGACGTAACTCATGGAGCTCCTTCGAGTGCAAACCGCAGACCCGGATGTGCTGGCGCGGAACTTGGCGTATGCCGGCGCACTTGCACGATCCATGCCGCCGGCGTGGAAGGGCGCGCACATCTCGCACGTCTACAGCGGGCCGGGTGGCGAGTACATGGGCCGCTTGCTGCCAGGCAAGGGGCTGTATCTAGAGTTCGACCCCAAAGAGCTAGGGATGACGCACTTTCCGCGTCACGTCTTCGCCCGCTCCCCCGTGAAGCGGCTGATCGACGGGCTGGTGGGATTTGGCCTGCCGCTGGCCTGGGCCGAACAGGGAGCCATCACGACCTACGACGGCATCATCAGCGCGCGTGCTGGCGGCAAAGCGTTCGACATCACCTGGTCTAAGACCAGCATCACCACCGTCGCTAACACCTACTCCACGCTCTATCGGGCCGGCGGTCTGCCGGTGGCCGGGACGTACACGAACATCCCCGGCGGCGCGGCGCACACCCGCGCCTCGACAGGGGCTTGGTCTACTGGCCTCATCGACCCAACTAACCCGGACAAGAAGTACATGCTGACGCTGGGCTTCACGCACGCTTCGGCGCTCAACATGCTCATCCTGATCGACCTGCTGGTGGCAGCCGGGAACATTCTGGCAACCACAGCATCTGCCCAAACCGTCAACTCAACGGCCCTGACGCGATACACGACCGGCGCAGGCGTGATGATGACCTTTGACATCACGACTGCTCTTTCGGCTACTGCCCACAACATGACGGTCAACTCCTACACGAACCAGGCGGGCACCGCCGCCCAAACGACAGGTGCTCAGACCGGGTTGAGTGGTGGTATCGTGATGCGTCTTGTCCCGGTTGGCCTAGGCCCCTTTATGCAGCTTGCTACTGGGGACTACGGGGTGCGGTCGGTCGAACAGTATACGAACTCTGCAGCTCTCGCGGCAGGGGTGTTCGCCCTGAACCTCTACTTCCCGATCGCGTTCGTGCCTGGGATCGGCGCGAACGTCTACATGGAGCGTGGCAGCACCGTGTCGGTGGATGGCTTGACCGAGCTGGTGCAGACCGCCGGCGGAGTGCTGGGCTGCCTGGCGGCCTATGCCTTCTGCAACACGACATCTAGCGGCATCGGCACTTACTTCCTGCGGACCTGCAACGGATAAATGCTCCTCGGCTGGGCGGTCGGCGCCAACGGCATCCAGCAGGCGGTTTACGCGGCTCTCCGGGCTGGGATGTCCCTTAAGCCCGCCCAGGCTCTTAACGCCAACACAGAGATCGGCATGATGGCGGGAGAGGCTGTTCAGGTCCAACAGCGGTTCCGTCCGGACAACGACGGCTCGTCCGGAGCGTTTACGCATAACTGGTCGACGGGCTCGGACGTGAAGATCCCCTGGCCGGTCAAGGCGGCAGGGGTCATCACATACTTCAAGACCCTTGCGGCGGTTGCTGTCGGGCAGGCGGTTTTCGTCCGGAAGATCTCGATGACGAAAGCTGCGGTGGCTGTGGGAGTGCCGTTCATGGACCCGGTGGCGACGTTCCGTCGCTCGATGGCCGCGACGGCTGTCGGGGTGCCGACGCTGACGAAAGCGCCGCTGTACTCGCAAGCCCTGAGCGCAGTTGCAGTCGGGGTTGCGACGCTCACAAAGGCGGCAACGTACCGGCGCACGCTGGCGGCGACAGCCGTTGGGGTCGCCGCGGTTGCCCGGAAGATCTCGATGACGCTGGCGGCTACCGCAGTCGGTGTCGCCTCTGTAAGCCGGGTCACAACCTTCCGCCGGACGCTGGCCGCTACGGCAGTCGGGGCGGCGGGTCTCTCGCGGAAATACTTCAAGACGCTAGGCGCCACAGCCGTAGGCACTCCGACGCTGACACCCACCTTCATCTCAGGCGGCGGGGGCGGCGGTGGCGCTCGAAGCAAGTTCAAGCGGTTCGTGAAACTCATCAAACGGAGGTAACGCCCCATGCCTTTCAACGGGTTTGACATCTACCAGACGCGCAACGGCGTCCCTGAGACCGACATTCGCAAGATGCTCTGGTCCTTCCGTGCAAGCCGCGACCCGGTGCAGGACTTGTCGGTATCGCAGTCGGACATCGACCGCTGGGGATTCAACCGCGGCTATACGCGCTGGGCAGACGGGGACCGCATCTCCTACCACACGGTCTACGCCTTCGTGCAGCACCAGGACCCCGGCCATCACGACTTCGTGAACGCGATTCGGTTCCAGTGGCAGGACTTCGGGGCGACAAACCGGCTGCTCGATCAGGGCATGGCCGAGCTCGGCGAGGGCAGCGACCTGGGTGGCTCCTTCCCCGGCTTCCCGAAGCAGGGTCTCGCGCCGTATCCCTACGAGCGCGTGACGCCGCTTCCTGTCAACAAGTCGCGGCCAGGAGCCGTAGTGGAAATCTTCCATCTGCGGAACCAGACCAACCAGCTCCTCCAGCGGTTCGTCGTCCCGGCGATCGACCCGGCGACGGCCGTAGGCGCGCCGCAGACCCGCTGGTTCTACCAGCTCAACGGTCTCGTCGTAGCCGTGAACGACGAACTCGGCGTCATCGCCAAGATCATCATCGCCGGGATGCACCCGGCCTACACCTATCGCATCCAGGGCGTTGCCACCGCAGGAGTGTAACTCGTGGACTTCTCTGACATGCAGGCCGAGCTCAGTGAGATCCTCGCTGAGTCCAACGTCAAGACCTTCTCCCTCGCCGCCCGCAAGCGGTGGCTCAACGAGGGAGTCGTCGACGTTTGCCGGCTGACCCTGTGTCTCCAGAAGGAAGTCGCGAAGAACGTCACGGCAGCCACCCGGACCTACGACATCAAGACCGACTGGTCGCTGACCGACTTTCTTGCGTTCGCCAAGGAAGGCATCCAGCACTACAACGGCTCCTCGACGGCTCCTCTGTGGACGCCGCTGGAGCGGAAGTCGATCGAGTGGCTGGACGAGAATGTCGCCGGCTGGCGAGACACGAGCGCCACGAATCGGTCGGACACCCTTTCCTACTACGCCAAATATGGCCTGAAGGTCTACTTCCAGCCTGTACCTATCTCGGCCGTAACGGGCGGCTGGATCATTGGCTACCACTACTACCCAATTTCCGGCACCACGGTCGGGGGGCTGGTCAACCCTACCGACAAGCCGTTCGATGACTTTCCGGAGTTCTATCCGTACCACCGGCTGCCTGTACTCTTTGCTGGCTATCGCGCGCTCCTCAAGGCCGGCGCGCCGAAGGGCCAGCAGGTTCTTCAGGAGTACAGCGCTGGCATCCAGCTGATGAAGCAGGAGCTTCGGCGCGAGCCGGACCGAGAGCCGGTGATCTCGCTGTTCAACTACCGAGCCCAATGATTCGCGTCCTGTGCATCGAGAACTTGCACGCCTTCGAGGTGGCCCCGGCCGCTGAGGCCGTGTCCTGCCCCGTCTGTGGTTGCCGGCACGTTCGTCTCGCGCCCGAGTCCGCCCCAGAGGGCGTGCCGATCATGCGCAACAGCCCTCGGACGCGCGCGCGCGTGGAGCCAGGACGACACAAGGTCGGCGGAGCGCCGACGTGGTTGGATGACCCGAAAACCTTTGTCCAGACAGCCCGCAAGCTCGCGCCCGAGTTGAGTGATGCGGAGCTGAAGACCGCAACCGAGAGGTGGTTTCCCAATGGCTAGCGACAACTACGGCGTGAGCTTCAGCCCCATCAGCGGGGATCAGACTGAAGAGGAGCTCCAGCGGATGCTCGAACGGCTGTTCGGGGGTGCGAAGCCAAGCATCTCGGCTCTCCCGCGCCCGAAAATCCGCGGCGTCATCGACAATCTGTTCGCCTCGCTTCTGAGCGGCGGAGTGCGCCGGCCGGAGATCTCGGAGATCCTGGCCCCGCAGCAGCCCGCCGTGACGGAAGCGCCCGAGGGGCTGCCCGAGGAGGCGCCAGCGCCTGCCGAGGAGCTCGCCCCCGAGCGTATGACGCCCGAAGAGGGAGAGCCTGTCGCGCCGGGTACGGAGCAGCCGGAAGGCCCAGAGGTCGACTGGCCCGTGCCTAACGAGGGACAGACGGACCCGTATGGCAACCCCTACCTCGGCAGTCCAGGGAACGTGCCGTCGACAAGCGGGCCGACTGGTGAGCCCAACCCGATCAACCCGTTCTCGGAGTATGCTCCCACAGCCGCGCCTTCTGCTCCTCCGGTTCCGGCTGGAGAGGATGAAGAGGACGATGAGTTCTTTCGGACTCTTCTAGGACAGAACCAGCCGATCTAACAATGGCGAAGAAGAGCCAGGCCGGCGTCGTCAAGACCGCCGACCGGCGCCTCCTCCAACTGACCGACTTCACGGGTGGGTTGAACACTCGGACGAGCCGGTTTCTTATCAAAGACACGCAGGCCACCGAGATCATGAACTTCTGGTTCGGCCTGGGCGGCGTGCTACGCGTCCGGCCAGGCTCGATCCGCAAGACCACGACGAGCTTCGGGGCCGGCGGGATCAAGAGCGGCACGCGGTACTACCCAGCGACGGGTAGCGCGCAGCTCGTCTTCGACCACAGCACGTCGATCTACAAGAGCACCGACCACGGACAGACCGGCACGGCGCTGACGCTGCCGGTGTCGCTGTCTGCGTTCGACCGAGCCTACTACGTCCAGTCCGTCGACCTGCTCTTCCGCGCTGACGGGGTGAACACTCCGCTCAAGTACGACGGGACGACGGTGACGAAGTGGGGCATCGCTGCTCCCGGCTCGGGGGTCACGGCCGCTGACGGAGGGTCGGTCGGCAACGTCAACGGCACCGTGCTGTACAAGGTGACGTTCGTCACGGCGACGGCTGAGAGCAACGGCAACGCGACGGGGACGTCGATCACGGTTGTGAACCGAAACGTCAGCCTGACGAACATCCCGACAGGCGGCACAGACGTCACGAAGCGGCGGATCTACCGCACGAAGAATGGCGGGGCGATCTACTACTTCCTGACCCAGATCAACGATAACGTCACTACGATATATACGGACGACACGCTTGACTCCGGCTTGGACGTGTCGATCGAGCTCCCCGTCGACAACGACATGCCGCCGACAGACTTGGAGTTCATCGAGCCGTTCAAGAACCGCGTCTTCGCCGTCGCGCGGTCGAACCTCCGGGAGCTGCTGTTCAGCGAGCTCTTCGAGCCCGAAGGCTTCCCGGTCGACTATGGCGTGACCATCCCCTTCCCCGAAGGGGACAAGATCATCGGGCTGAAGACCCGTGGGGATCTGCTGTTCATCTACGGGATGAGCACGGTCTTCGTGTTGATCGGCGACAGCCCGTTCAACTTCACGATCCGGCAGACTTTCGCTGACGAAGGGTTCGTCGCGCAGAAGGCTGTCGTGGAGGTCGAGAACGTTGTGATGGGGCCGACACGGTTCGGCTTCCAGGCGTTCGACGGCGCCAACGCTCGCATCCTGTCGATCGAGATCGAGCCGACGCTGCGTGAGGAGATCGACCTGGCGAAGCTGGACTCGTTCGACGGCGCCTATGACTTCGAGAACCGCGTGGTTCGCTGGTCCGTGCCGCTGAAGTCCGGCGGTCGCGGCGAGGTCGTGTACGACCTCTTCCGTCGCGGCTGGACGCGCAGCGACCGCTCGATCAGTTGCTACATGCCGCTACGCGGCGCTCCGGATCGGGGCGAGCTCCTGACCGGCGACCCGACGACCGGGTACATCTGGCAGGAGAACCAGGGCACAGACGACAACGGCGCCAACATCGTCGCCCGTTACCGGACGAAGACGTTCGACTTCCAGGCCGGCCGCTTCTTGAAGCACCTGTGGCACATCTTTGTCGACACGAACCCGACGACCGGCACGCTCGCAATCGACGTCCGCGGCGACTCTGGCGATCGGCTGGAGGTGTTCTCACCGAGCCTCTCGGGCTCGCTGTTCTTCTACGGGGATGCCTCGAAGAAGTACGGTGACAGCTCCCGGCTCTACGGGGGTTCGCTGATCGTCAGCTTCGACGATGGGTTCACTTATGACCCGAGCGCGTCGAAGGACTTTCTAGTCCGACATGCTGAGATGCTGATTCAGTACACCGGCAAGGCCGAGTTCGAGCTGTACCGCATCGACTGTGAGTTCGACCAGGAATCCTGGCTCCGGAAGACGTAGGAGGCTCTCATGCCCGCGAGTTACCCGTCGAGCATCAAGACATTCACCGCAAAGGTCGACGCGGTTGACTACCCACAGGCCGTTCATGTTAACGACCTGCAGGACGAAGTCAACGCGATCGAGACCGAGCTGGGGACCGCCCCAAAGACGATCGACGACACCACCGCTCCAGGTGCCTCTCCGGCCAGTGTCGCGGTATACCTCGACATGATCGCGAACCAGATCAAGGCGATCACCGGGAAGGCCAACTGGTACACGGCGCCCGTCGCGTCGCTGGAGACAGGCTTCCTCCGGCTTGCTGGTGGCACGATGACCGGCGCGCTCGTCGCGGCGGTTGGATCTGTCAGCGCCCCTGGCGTGTCGTTTGCAGGCGATCTCGATACCGGGATCTATCGCGTGTCGGCCGGCGTGATTGGGCTGGCGGCAGACGGCGCGGACGTCGCCAGGTTTCTTGCGGTGGCCTCGGCCGTTAACAGGATTGAGTTCAAGCCAGCGACGACAGGCAACCCCGCAATCGTGGCGTCTGAGGGGTCAGACACGAACGTCGGATTGGGGCTGTGGCCGAAGGGCACGGGGAAGGTCGAGATCAAGGCCAACCCCCTTCTGCTGGCGGCGGACCCGTCCGCAGCGCTCGACGCCGCGACGAAGCAGTATGTGGATGCTGCTTCTGTCGTCATGACCACGAGGGCCGGCAGCGCAGCGGGAGACTATACGACGACAAGCGCGTCAGATGTGGACGTAGACGGCACGAACCTCGCGTACACGGTGTCGCCTGCGTCGGGCAAGAAGGTCTTCATCATCGCTACGGTGTCTGTGCTTCATAGCAGCACCGTTGCCGTAACAGTCGTTCTTGCGGACGGCACGACAGCACTTGCAGAAACCGAGGCTATACCCACAACTACTCGTTCTGTTCCTACCACAGTATCCTATGTCTTTACCGGAGACGGGTCGTCACACACCTTCAAACTGCGGTGGCGGACGGCTTCTGCAACAGCAACAATGCACAACAGCACTGCCGTCAATGCTCCTCGGCTGTTGTTCGTGGGTGCGTAGCCCGTGCCTCGCGAGATCCGTCGAACACAAGACGCCCTCGTCCAGGAGACTCATCTCCTGCACGGCCCGGATCAGGCCGTCGTGATCTATGTCGAACTGGTCCGCGATGCCGCAGGGGCTATTATCGAGCAGGTGCCGAAGCAGCTCGTGCTCGACCTGAATGACCTCACCCCGGCACAGCGAGCGGGCCTGCTCGGCGTGATGCGTGCGATCGAGAACATCCTCCGGGCGAGGTACGTCTAGTGGCACAGCTTCAGGGGATTCAGTCCTACGAGAAGCGCCTCCGGGCCGACCTCCAGGAGCTCTCAGCGAACCTGTGGTTCGGGATGCCGCTCGACGGCCAGAAGGCCGGGAACTTCCGCTGCCTCTTCATGGTCTTCTCGCTACCGGCGGGGGCCAACACGACCTTCGGGCTCGTCCACGAGCTCGGTGAGGCCCCGCTGGGGTATCTCGTCGTTGGCACGCCGTCGACGGATGTGGTGCAGTTGAGTCCAGGGACGGATGCAGGCGGTACGCGACTCCCCTGGACCGCGAAGTATATCTACCTGAAGAGTCCGCAGACCAGCGTTACCATTTGCATCATGCTCTGGGGCACAGACAGCTCAGGAGGCTAACATGTCGCTTCTCTCGATTCTCGGTGGTCTTGGCGCGCTGGGCTCGCTCGCCGGTGGGATCGGCGCGTCTAATGCTGCAAGTCAGGCCGGCGCCGCACAGGGCGAGCAGATCGGCTTGCTCAAGAAGGCGCAGAAGTACCAGTTCAAGCGGCAGGCGCAGATCGACCCGATCTTCCTCGGGCTGCTGAGCCAGGCGCTTACACGCACGCATGGCGTGCCGAAGATGGCTGGAGCCTACGGGCCTGGCTTGCTGCCGCTCATGGCGGGGCTGCGGGGCTACCGTGTCCAGCTCCCGAAGCCGGAGCTGATCGGCGGCGAAGACCCGTATGCCGTACCCTCTGGAGGTGTCCGCTAATGGCGTGGTTTGAGCTCGGTCCAGACATCGAGGAGGAGAAGGAGGAGGAGGAAGACAAGCGCGGCCCCTTCGCTCCTGGGAATACCCCTACCGGAGACACGACGGGGGAAGCGTACAGCCCGCCTGGTAGCCGCGAGGGCGCAACGGGAGCAGAAGGACCAGGGAACGACTGGCGTGGCTTGCAAGAGAGGCTCAATGCGGAAGCCTTCGCCGCACGCGAGAAGGCGGGAGACTCCGCGCAGAACCGACGTGACTGGCTGCCGCTCCCCGCGACAGCCGCGCCTGCGCCACGCCCCACAGTTCCCCCGACGACGTCTCCGACTCCAGGGGGCACGACTCTCCCCTTCGTCGGCGCGCCCACCACTCCAACTTCGCCGCTGCCGCAACTGACAACGCCTGGCACGCCGCTTCCGGCGACAGGCGCCCCTGCGCCGGCGACCTCTGAGCCGACCGGCTCCGGGTTCCGCGACATCGACGAGCTGCGGGCTGAGCCGTGGAGCACCGAGTTCGAGCAGTCCGCGCTTGCGCGTGCGGATGAACTTGCAAGCGAGCGGTACAACGTGCTGCGGAAGAAGAAGTCAATGGAGATGGCCCAGCGCGGCCTCGACCCTCGCTCCCGGCTGTATGGCCGGGCGATGGATGAGATCGACCGCGACCAGGCCCGGGAGGCTTCTAGCTTCCGGCGCGACCTGCAGCTGCGGAAGATCGGCGAGCGCGAGCGTCGGACCGCCGCAGCCCGCGGGGTCGAGTACCAGCTCGACCAGACAGAGCGGCAGCGTCTCATGGACCTCGTCGCGATCCTGAGCGGCGACCCGAACTACACGATGGGCGCCTCTCAGATTGGCGCCTCGCTGGCAGGACTTCTCGGCCAGCAGCAGGCGTTGGCGACTCAGAGCGCGGCTGACTCCTTCGGCGGGCTTGGGGATCTGTTCGGGATGCTTCTCAGCCAGCAAGAGAATCAGGACTAAGGAGCCTACATGTCGATCTTCGGCGGTATCGGCCAGGCTGCGACTCGTGGCCTCAAAACCTACCTGACGCTGCAGGATCTCTACAAGCAGCGCAAGGAGGCTAAGCGCAATCAGACTCTCCAGCTCGTGCTCTCTCTGTTCGGAGCGTCTGATGAGTCGCGCCCTGCGCTGCAGAGCACCTACGAGAAGCTAGGCTTCAAGCTCCCAACGGACATTCAGTTCCCGGCCCGGACCAAGCCGATCGGCGAGCGGGCGGCGAAAGAGGTTCTCGCGGGGAAGCCTGAGCTCCTGGCGAAGCTGCCGCCTGAGCTGCACGACCAGCCGTGGAACTACGTTCTCCAGGTCCGGCCGGATCTGGGCCGGACGCTCTACGGCGTCGAGCCGGACGTCAAGCAGAAGGCCGCGGAGATCATTGATCGGTACAAGGAGCAGGAGTCGCGCTACGGGCGGAAGCTCCCTTACACCCCAGAGGACCGCGCGATCCTCCAGCAGGCCGGCTACATCATCCCGATGCGGAAGGAGCCGGTTGTCGACAGAGTCCCGATTGTGCAGGGCGCGCCAGGCCAGCGCGACCCGAAAATCGGCGAGCCTGTTGGCCCCCGCGTGCTGGAGATCCCCACCGGCGAGCGCGAGGTCGAGGACCTGCCGCAGGGCGAGGTCGACTACGTCGTGACCATCCCTGGCCTGGGCCAGCGACGCTGGAGCGAGCTGCCCGCGCAGACGAAGGACTTTCTCGTCCGCCGCGCCTTCACCGAAGCCGACAGCGTGACTATCACGCTAAGCGACGGGGGCGTCATCAGGGTGCCTCGGGACAAGGCCATTGACCACATCATCAGCCTGGACAAGGAGAACCGGCTGCGCAGCTGGACCGTGAACCTTCCAGACGGGACGAAGCTTAGCGGGCTGACCGCCGGCGAGTTCATCAGCCTGTACAACGCCCAGGCGGGCCGCGATGTCGCGCTCCGCGGGCAGGACATCACCGCACGCGGACAGGACATCGGCGCCCAGAACCGGGGCAGCACGCGGCCGGCCGCGCAGATCCAAAGCGACATCGCCTCCTCCGGCGCGAAGCTGCAGCAGCTGGAGGCGATGGCGAAAAAGTACCCGGACGAGCAAGAGATGTCTCTGATGAACCCAGAGCTTGCCGCGCAGCTGACTCGCGAGCGCGCGAAGCTCGCGGGGCTCCAGGCCGAGCTGAAGTATGTGCAGTCGCAGGGAGCCGCTGCGCCCCTGCCGCCTGTGCCTCCGCGTCCAGGCCAGCAGCCGGCGCCAGGCGCTCAGCCTGCCGGCGGCGGGACAGGAGCCTCGGCCGTACCAGCACGATCGGGCGATTACCTCGCCCAGGTGCAGCAGGCCATCTTTGAAGCCGAGGGCGGCACGAAGGCGAAGACGCCCTACGGCTACGCCGCGACGAGCAACCCGACGATGTTCGGGGCCGACCCGTGGACCGCGCGTGGCCGCTACGATCAGGCTGTCACAGCGGAGCTGTCAGGCGAGTGGAAGAAGTGGGTCAACTCGCCCGAGCGCACGCAGGGCTGGGACTTCATCCGCTGGCTGGCACGCAAGGGCTACAACGCGAACCCGGCAGAGTGGGACAACTGGGAGCGCAACGTCCGCGCCAGGCTGGGGTCGAGTGCAGGTCAGACGGCTTCTGACGCGTCGCAACGCCAGAAGGGCGAGACGCTGAAGAAGATCGCCATGCTGGACGCGGACGACCGGCAGACGCTTGCCACATGGAAGCAGGCCGGGAAGCCCTGGACGGAAGTGGAGCAGCAGCTCAGGCAGGCGGGGATCAACGACCCTAACGTGATCCAAGCCGCCTACCAGGTCTACTCAGAGACGGACCAGGGGGTGCAGCGCGTCGAGGAAGGCGGACTCTCCGTTCGGCTCTCGAAGCGACAGCCGGTCAAGGACATGACGCAAGAGAACGTTCAAGCTGTCACACAGGCCGTTAGCGCGCCGTTCCGGATGCCAAGTATGCAGCCGCACGAGTCATCGGTCATGCAAGCGGCCCGTGCTGGGCGGCCGTTCCCCGAGGCCCAGCTGCGAAGTGCTGGCCTGACGGCGAAGCAGATCGCCCGGCTCCGCCGCGCCTACAACGCCAATTTCCGGCGGAGGTAATCCGTGGGAAGCATCGCAAACGCGCTGCTGCTGAGCGCGAAGAAGAAGGCGAAGAAGATCAGCGAGGCTCTGGGCTCGCCCTACGCGGGTCCGCCGATGGGAGCCGCAGGACCGGGCGCTCACAAGGGCTTCGTGGGCCGCTACCTCATCCCCGCCGCGAAGGGGGTGGGCCGCTCTGTCGGCCTGCCGATCACGCTGGAGCCGGGCGAGCGAGGCGTTGGCACAGCCGCCGACGTACTCGCCACTGCGGCACTGTTCACCGTGGGTGTCGGTGAAGCCGGCCTCGCACTGAAAGCCGCCCGCGCGGCGCCCTTCGCATCGCGCCTTCTGGCCCGCCCGGTAGTCGGGCTGGCCGCACAGACTGCGCTGGCATCAGGCGGCGTGGAGACGCTGAAGCAGACCGTCAGGGGCGTAACCGGGCAGGGCTTCCAGCCCGCGAGCATCGCCCGAGAAGCCGCCATCGGCGGCGCCGTGCCGCTGGCGTTCGGCGGGGCGGGGAAGGTTGCTGGCGGG